GTTCTTGGGACGAGGCGGAATGGTAGCATCAAACGCCTCTTGTAGTTCAAGAGCGTGATACTCTGCTTCGTCTTTGTCTGCAAAGGCCTTTACAGTAGTCTCCCAGCCATTACAGCCGTCGTAATACATTTCTACTACGACGAATACTTGCATAGTATCTCTCCTTAAAGGATGATTGCACCAAAGTTGCGGAATTCACGGATAGTAAACTTGCTGTCCGGATGCATCTCGCTGAGCACCATCTCAAGCTCTGCGGCATTACCAAAGTCTGATTCCATGGAAACCACAGTATCGTCCTGGAAAATAGCAAAACCGTTCTCAAACTTGGCTCGCATAATGTGCTCCATTTGCTTGCTCCTCAATTTCAACTTATAATGTATAATAGCACGAATGCTATTATCGTCAACCTTTTTTGGGCGCAAATTCAAGAAACTTTGCCCAAGCAAGAGAGTTTGCGGCGTTGTAGGTGTAACCAATCTCCATGAAGTCCTTGGTTACTTCTTCAATCCAAGCCTTTGCTTTCTGTTCCGTCATCTCTTGCTCCTTGTTTCTAACTATACACATAGTATAGCATATCTAACCAAAATGTCAACCGTTTTTTACCAAAAAACAGGCAAAAAACAGGGGTGCTAAGTCATTGATTTTGTTGAAGAAAAAAATGGTTGACAAATGGGTAGATTCGTGTATAATATACGTATGCTTAGAAAAAAACGCAGTGATCGCAATCACATCATTTACAAGCTGGAATCAGGCAAAGACTTCTACATTGGAGTCACTGCTAAGACCCAGACTACTGTTAATCGAAGTGCTCAGGTACGTTTTAACAAGCATGTGTATCGCATGCGAAGCGAGCCTGACAAAGGCGAATGGAAACTATATGCATCTATGCTTAAAAAGGGTGCCGAAACGTTTACTGTAACGATACTAGAAGTAGTACGTGGCAAGGCGCCAGCACACAAGAGGGAGCGCCAGCTAATAGCAGAATTACAACCAAATCTCAACAGTGATACACGTGGTTGCTAACCATATTGAAAAAAATGGTTGACAAACCCTGTAGATATGCTATTATAGTGTATAAGTTAAACAAACACAAGGACACACAGACATGATCCACGTAGTTGAAAGCATCAAAGCAGACATCAAGAACCTTACTAACGATCAGTTGGACGAGGTTGTTGAAGCCGTTAAGATGCGTCGTCAAATGCTTACTCGTGAGAATGTGCGCCAGATACGTGCAGGTAACATTGTAAGGTTTACTAGCTCGCGCACAGGTGGTACCATTACTGGTACTGTTCAAAAAGTCAATCGCAAGTTTGTGATTGTTGAACAGTCAATTGGCGGAAGCCGTTGGAAGGTTCCTGCTAACATGCTGGAGGTGGTGTCGTGCTAATTCCTGGATTGTTCTTTGAAGGTGAAGAAATCAACTGCACCAATACAGAAACCGGAAAAACAGTCGTTGGTACTGTAGTTCAAACCGGCAGAAATAACACGTTTTCCGTTGTTCTTAACGAAGCCAAAGACGTGAGGTTAGAGTTTAAGCCGGGAAGGAACGAGAGTGTATATGTGGCCCGTTTTGTCATATTGGGCATTGCCCAATATGAATTCACTGTTCGAACCGACTTGTAAATAATGGTTGACCTTTTGGTAAAATGGTGTTATACTAGAAGTATAATAATTAGAAGGAGAGTCAAATGGGAATGTCCAGTTACGTTCTAGACTGCGAAGACAAGTTTTTTGATATCGTGTCTGACGCAGTTAAACAAAGCGAACACATCAGCGAAGCTATGAAGATTGCTGTTGCTAATGCAAATTTAGTTGCTCATATGAGCGTTACCGAAATTGAAGAATGTGTTAATGAATTTTGGAATGACTTTTGGAGCAAATACAATGGGGGGTGATTTTGGCTTAGCCTGGGACGCCATCCAGGGATTGGTAATTTTTGGTGTTACCGTTGGTATTGTTATTGCCGTTCTTAGTGGTGCATTTAAGATTGGTTGGAAGTATGCACCTTGGATCTGTGCCGCGGGATTGCTTATTTGGTTCTTTGGAGGCTAAAATGGTTACCCAACATCTAGACACTGTTATGCGTGTCTTAACTCGTTGTTACGATGACGATGGAAGAATTGGCAAACAGCTCGACACTTTAAACTATGATGAGCTTGAAAGTTTAGAGCGTTTTGTTGATAAACTTAACCTGCATCTTCGTGGTGCATTTGAAAACAAGGAAGTATATGAAAAGCGAGAAATTGAAGAAAATGTTTAAGAAATTAAATGTTAATGATGTAGCATCAGAAGCTATTTTCATTCGTCAGCTGGAGACAGAACAGGCTGTTAAGTATGTTCAACGTAAGGCCAAGGTCAATGAAGAAATGGCAACGGAGGCTGTAAAAAATGCGCCAACTTGGTATAAAACTACTGCTAGCAGGAACACTTCTAGTTAGTCTAGGAGCCTGTACTGCTACATATCATAAACCTAATTATTCAAGTGTCAACATGATCGATGTTGATTGTAGAAATGCTCATTTGTATATGAAGTATTGGTATGAGCTATTAGATAAACCAATTGGCGATTCTAGTGCGTCTACATCTTTATATAACCGTACACTGATGCATCAAATTGAACGTACTCAGGCAAAGTGTAGTGTACAATGAAAAAGTTTATACTTGCATTTTTTATAGTATTTGCGATTGTGCCACAAGGTGCTGGCGCAGGATTAGCAGATACCTATAGAATGGAATACCAAGACCTAAATGAATTTAGGTATGATTGTAGAGTTAAAGAACAACAATTGGTTTGGTTATCCTCACAACTACCCACGCCGTGGGAAGTGTTTAAAAACGATGTCTTTATGACTGGCATTTTATCGTACCTACTTCAGCATATGAATGGTACATACGAAAGACATAGAGCAGTACGAACACGAGCACAAGAGGCTGTAGTTCGTTGGCTTATGTTTGATCTAAGAAACCAATGTTCTTGGTCAAAAATTCTTCCAGCGCAATGCTTACAAGAAATAGACGAAACTAACAGTGGAGTATCTGTAGGTAAGCGTTGTTGGAACGGGCGAAACCATCAGCCGTACATAAATCGATGGGAAGTGGTTGACTAATGGAAACTTATGTGTTATAGTCAGCATAATGCTACAATAGCAAAGGAGAAGATTATGAATCTTAAGATTGTAGTTCCGTTGGTACTTGTGAGTCTTGGGCTTGGTGCCTGTGGCAGTACTGACAAATTTGAACGTAGAGCAGAACTTGAGCGTGAACGTAGACAAGAAGCGGTCAAAGAAGTTCTAAGCGAGGCTCCAGATTGGATGACCAAATTGCCAGACAATACACCTAGTGTTGTTTATGCAAGTGGTACCGCCGCAAGTGGTGACTTCAATATGGCGCTAGGTGTAGCACGTACCAATGCTATGGAAGGCTTGTGTATGGCGGCCGGCGGTCGTGTTAAGAGTCAAACTAAGGTGTTCCGTAACGACTCTGCTAACAAGAGCAATGCTCTAAATACCACTGCTATTAAGACTATTTGTCCAGCAGTTGATATTACTGGTGCCGAAGTAGTTGAAAGCAAGTTAATTCCTGAGTACGGACGTTATCGTGCATATGTGCTAACAGCTCTTCCAATTGGAGAAGCTAATCAGCTCAAGCGAAACAAGGTAAGTGATTACCTTGCAGGGCAGGCGGTAACAAAGAGAGAGCAGGAGTTTAAAGAGTTGGACCAAGAGTCTGATAAACTCAATAAGCTAACTCCTCTACAATAATTTTGCATTGAAAAACGGCGTTACCTTACCATGACGCCGTTTTTCTTTGACCTCACTATTGAGTGTTTAAATATACATATGAAAATGTGTTATCATCCATGGGTAGGTCTTGACATTAGTCCTCAAGGAAAATTTAAACCGTGTTGTAAATATCAAAATTCTATTGCGAATAACTTTGATGATTATTGGGATAGTCCAGAATTAAAAGAATTACGTCAGGCATTTGAAAGAGGAGAGCAACCAGTGGGTTGTGCTCGTTGTTGGCGTGATGAAGAGCTTGGGTTACCTAGCAAACGAGAAATGGATTGGGAATATCATTTCAAAAAACAAAAACCCAACTTGGATTCAATTAAAATACTCAGTGTTGCTTTTGGAAATACCTGTAATCTTGCATGTCGTACATGCTCAAGTTATAGTAGTAGTCGGTGGGCTCAAGAAGCACGTAAACTTGATTTAGCATATTTTAAACATCAAAGATTTTATAAAGATGCTAAGTTTATGCAAGATCTCAAACACTGCGGCGAAACAGCAATTCACATTGATATCCCTGGAGGAGAACCTTTCCTTCATAATATACCAGAACACCAAAACTTTCTTGATCACCTAATAGATACAAGAGCTGAATTGCCCACACTACATTATACAACAAACTGCACTACTTGGCCTGCAAAATTAGTAGAAGCATGGCAACATTTTCCTGAAGTAGACATTCAATTAAGTCTAGACGGCGTAGAAAAAAAGTTTGAATATATTCGTTGGCCTGCAAAATGGAAAGGTGTAAAAGAAAATATTCAACGATTCATTGAGCTTAGAGATCGCACAGATAACATCAAGTTAAGTGTAAGTCATACAATTAGTGTGTATAATGCATTAGATTTAGACGATTTTAAACTATGGTGCGATGAAATGAATCTTCCGCATCCATATGTTGGACTAGTTACTAATCCCGACTACCTAAATATAAATTGTTTGCCTGATGAAGTTAAGAAGTATATAAGTTTAGATACTTTACCTGGAACCGCTTTTAATATGTTTATGAAACATGTTCAAATGCTAGACCAGAGTCGTGGCGAATCATTTCAAAAAACCTTTCCCGAGCTTTGGGAATTAATACCGGAGAGTTATAAAGATGCCTAATTATGTACCTGTTGTTTTAGAACGCACCAGTGATGGAGAACGTAGCTACGACCTATATAGTCGCCTACTCAAAGATAGAATTGTACTACTAGATACAGAAGTTACTGAACACACTGCTAGTCTACTTGTTGGACAGTTTTTGTTTTTAGAAGCAGATGACCCAGACGCAGAAATTTTGTTTTACATCAATAGTCCAGGTGGCAGTGTTACAGCAGGCATGGCTATCTATGATGTGATGCAGTATATTAAATGTGATATACGTACCGTTGTAATGGGGCAAGCCTGTTCAATGGGCAGTTTGCTGGCAAGTTCCGGTGCCGCTGGCAAGCGTTTTATTCTCCCACATGCTCGTCACATGATTCACCAGCCTAGTGGTGGTGCTAGAGGTCAAGCCACAGACATGGAAATCCAAGTCAAAGAGATCATTGAGATGAAGCGTTATCTAACACAGATCTATGTTAACCACAACAGCAAGGGCAAAACATTTGAAGAGATTGCTCGTGACACGGAACGTGATAACTTTATGGATGCCCAAGCATCAGTTGACTATGGCCTCGCAGACGAAGTGATTACAAAACGATGACTGAACCAGTAGATCCAAGCCGTAAACATTTTTATATCAGTCTTGTTAAAAGTGGCTTGCGTTTAGTAGGTTGCTTAGTTGGGGCATATACAGGTTCGGTTGTATTACTCGCACTGTTCTTTGCTTTGGCTGAATTTTTAGGTATTGCAGAAGAACTATAAAATGCTAATCAGATCTAACCATTCCGATTTTGATCGAGACCTACTAGAAAACTTAAAATTTGATCCTGTTCATCCAGCAACAGTATGGAATGAACGTCGTACCAGTATTGAAGATAGAGAAATTTATTTTCAAATTGAAGATAATTATCCTACCTATGTTTTATGTGTAGCTTTTACAGCAACATTACCTGACACCATGGATCAGATATTTTACAGTACGCCAGCCTCAGACAACCATAAATTTGCTATTTTTTATAGTGTCTTTAAAACCCCACATATTGAATCTCCCAAACATGGTTCTGGTTGGCTTATACTGAGTGCGGCTGCTTATATCAAAGAAGCATTTCCAACAGTTGAACATTTTATAACAATGAGTCCTATTCCGTCATTAACAAAAGTATTTGACGAAAAGCCTAGCAACGACGAAGTTAATAAGTATTTGCAATCACGCAAAGACCCAGTTAGTAGGTTTCATTTACGTAATGGCGCAAGTTTTTTTCGTGTTGTACGTGATGCAGATACGAGCGATATAAGGCAGGCACAAAGTTGGGGTATCATGGCAAACTATGATTATACTAGTCTAGTAGGTACACTCTAGTATTATATAAATACACTATCAAACAGAGGTAGTGTATAGATGTATGAATATCGAGCAAAAATCATAAAAATTATAGATGGCGACACAGTTGACGTAGATATTGATCTAGGATTTGACGTGATCCTTTCAAACCAACGTGTGCGTTTGCACGGAATTGATACTCCAGAATCAAGAACACGAGACCGAGAAGAGAAAAAGTTTGGGCTATTAAGCAAGAAGTTTTTAACCAGCTTTTTACCTAAAGGCTCAACTCAAACACTTATGACCATAGTTGACCGTGACGGCGACGACGCCAGAGGTAAGTTTGGTCGTATACTTGGCAAGTTCAAAGTGTATGATGCAAAGCGAGATCAAGAAACTACCATTAACGAATTGATGATCCGTGAAGGATATGCTGTTGCATATCACGGACAAAACAAAGAACTAGTTCAAGAACAGCATATGAAGAATAGAGAAATATTGCAGGAGCAAGGGTTAGTTAAGTGAGATTCAGTGAATACAGTCTAACGGAAAGAAGCAAGTACCGAGACAAGTTGTTTAAGAAACACATGGCTTCTAAGCTATGGGGCAAGCTCGGCGAATCTGTGTCTACAGATTTAGAAGCAGAGTTTCCAGGTTTAGACCTAGACTTGTATGATACACAAGCAGGTTACATTCTCAGCAAAATAGTACTGCCTAAAGAAGAGCGTGGGTTTGGTATTGGCACACAGGTTATGCAACGTCTTGTTGACATCGCAGACAGCGAAGGAAAGATGATTGCGCTAACACCTGATACAGCGTTTGGTGGAAGTAAAGGTAGACTTGAAAAGTTCTACAAGCGTTTTGGTTTTGTACCAAACAAAGGTCGCAACAAAGACTTTAGCTTTAGAGAAACAATGATCCGTTATCCACGTCAGACTGAAACCTTAGAAGAAGCACTAAGTGACATATCAAAATCTAGTCAAGTGTTTGTAGACATGGATGGTGTGCTTGCAGACTTTTTTGGCAGTTGGAAAAAACTGGTTGGCAAAGACTGGAGAGAAATTGATAGCAAGGACATTCCTGCGGCATTGCAAAAAATACGTGATACAAAAGATTTTTGGTTGAATATTCCTCCTGCTCCAAATGCTGGTAAGCTATTAGGACTTATTAAAAAACTAAAAGGCAGTTATAGTATACTAAGTGCTCCATTGCCCGATGATCCCAATTCAGAACCTCACAAAAGAGAATGGATCGAAAAGTATCTAAAAGTATTCCCCCCAAGTCGTGTTATCATAACACATGATAAAGAAAAATATGCTACACAATCAGATGGCACTCCAAACATACTAATTGACGACTTTGGACAAAACATTGCTAAATGGGAAGCCGCTGGCGGCGTTGGATTTAAGCACAAGGATCACAAGTTCGAGCGCACGGTTAAAAATATCAAACAGCATATGCAAGAACCTGTAGAAGAAACCGTTGCTGATGGTAAAAAATTTGTAGAACCAAATTTTAATAGTGAATGGGAAGAAGCAGAACGCTATCCAGAGTTTCAAAAGATTGGGAAAGCGGCATGGATTAAACTTGCCAAGAAGGGTAAAGAATTTACTATTAAAAGTGCTAAAGATATTAACAATACAGATGCCGCAGATCCAGATAGTTTTAAATCATTAGATCCAAACAAACAAAGACGTGCTCTAGCACAACTTGAAAAAGGCATAATTGAAATGCCTATCGTTGCTGTTTACAGCGACGGTTATAAAGAATTAATTGGCGGTAACACAAGACTTACTGCTATGATGGCACAAGACGGTCAAGCAACTGTGTGGGCATTTAAGGTTCCAGATGAGGTTGCTAACCTTGCAGAAAACTTTGCCGACGGTAAGGTAAAAGGTAAAAGTCGTCCAGGGCGTGTTAAACGTGCCGGCGCAAGTTGTAAAGGAAGTGTGGCTGATCTTCGAGCCAAAGCTAAAAAGTACAGCGGTGAACGTGGAAAAATGTATCATTGGTGTGCTAATATGAAGGCAGGCAAAAAGAAAATTAAAGAAATTCAATCCATGACTGGTTTTCCAAAGGGTAAAGTTCGCTACTGGAATCATAATGATGAACTATTAAAAAAGGTTGGCAAACTAGGCGATTATAATATACACAAATCTATAGAAAGTGAAGCAGATGGTGGAGATCATGTGTTTGTTATCAAGAAAGACGAAGCACCACTGGGAGAGTTAATACTTACACAACGTGATTCTCCTTTTGCTCAGGCTAAAAATCAAGGTTTTTGGACCAGCAGTGTTCAATTTGATCCTGAAATACAAGGCAAAGGACTTGCTGTTCCGCTATATGCTTATGCTGTGAAAAAAGGTTATGATATTGTAAGTGATGATAATCAGAGCAAAGGAAGTGAGATACTGTGGCAAAAGTTAAGCAAACAACCTGGTATTCATGTATATGCCTGGGACAGAGAAAACAACAAGTTTTTTGCTTATGATCCAGAAAACGATCCAAGAGGGCTAGTGTACTCGGATGAAAATTTGAGACAAAAAATAATTGACGAATATCTAGAAATGATGAGAAAAGCAAACAGCCAAGAAGAAAGAGATAATTTAGACAAAGAATTAAAAAAAGAACTAGCTGATATAACACCAGACGGTTATGATACAAGATTAGTAGCAGTAAGTAAAAAGAAGTAAGGTAAATGATTAAACATATTGCTACGGCACTATTGGCTTTGTCAGTAGTGGGTTGCACTTTTACACCCATTGATATTATAACATCAACAGGAATCTGGGTATTAGATGCAACGGTAGAAGGACAAACAGGAAAAGGAGTAGTTGATAACGCTGTAAGCGGTGTTGTTGGCAAGGACTGCAAACTAAAAAATGTGTTCAGCAAGGACGAAGTTTGCAAAGACAACGAAGAGGAAACCAACACTTCAAAAGAGGAAGACAATGCCTCAAAATAATAATAAAAAGAGGAAGAGAGTATTATGGAGATATTATCAATTAAGGAGTCTATTTCGGCACTGCAAATAACAGACTGGGATAATCCAAATTACCAACAGGCTGTAATGGCGCAATGTGCTCGCATGGCATATCTAGACGAAAAAACAGCCAAGCCATTATTTAAGAAGCTTGGATTCAACAAACATTTATATATTGAACACAACGATGCTGAATGTCATATTGTTGAAAACAAAGACTATGTGGTATTCGCATTTCGCGGAACACAACCCACAGAGTTTAACGACATCGCCGCAGATCTCAAAGCATGGAAGCATAAAAGCAAGACCAACGGTTTGGTACACGACGGATTCTACGACGAGCTCAATAAACTTTGGGAACATGTAGAAAACTATCCAATAAAAGACAAGTATGTTTTTATTACAGGACATAGCCTGGGTGGAGCAATGGCTACTCTCTGTGCTAGTCGTATGTGTGCAGTTGCACAACCTATGCTGATAACATTTGGATCACCTCGTGTTGGAAACTCAAATTGGGTTCAAGCCAACAATGGTGTAGGGCACTGGCGCTTTGTCAACAACAATGATGTGGTTCCTAAGGTTCCGCCAGCACTGTTAGGATTTAGGCATCACGGCAAGCTCTGCTATATCAACTACTATGGCAATATACGTAAACTAACTTGGTGGCAAAAAGCCAAAGATCAGTGGAGAGCTCGTAAACGTGCTTGGAAAAAAGGTCAACCCTTTAGCGGATTCACAGATCACAGTATAGATCGTTACGCTCAAAAAATTTTAGACCTATACCTTAGAGGTTGACATCTAGATTTTTGGTGTTATACTGTAAGAACAATAACACCAAGGAGATCCTAGAATGTATGGTTATACCTTACTCGTCTACAAAAAGGACCGCCGTTGCCAAGCAGGTGAAAGGCTAGTAGAAACTCGCCGATACGAGAACTACTCAGGTCACGCTATGATGGAAGAAATCAAGGATCTTCGGTATATGGGTTACCCTAGGGACACATTCCGCTTAGATTTTGAAGCCCTGCCAGAAAATTGGCAATTTAACTAGTTCCCCTAAAAGTGTTGTAGAAATGCAACACTTTTTTTTGGTAAAAAATGTCACTTTTTGGTAAAAAATGGTTGACATTTTGGATAGTGATGCTATACTGTATATAACAGTTAGGAAATAGGAGAACTTAGATGCCATACGTGATTTACCGCAAAGACACCACCCAAATTTTAACAATCCATCGCAAGAACAGCTACCAGAAGAAGAGTAGCTACCCAACAATGGCCGCGGCAAAAGCCGGCCTCACACGTTATTCAAAGAAGAATCCAGGTGCTGAGTTTGATTATGCGATCGCTGAGTTCACCTACTACCAGGATAAGATCGAAAAGCAGGTAGAGAAAACCAACATGATGACGGGCAAGAAGTACATGGAGAGTGTTAATACTCCCGGCTATATGAGCCCTAGTTCAGAAGCATATTGGAGCATGTAAGAATGATGCACGGTCACAGATTAATTCGTTGTTGTTTTTGCAATCAATTGGAGGCTTTTGTAAAGAGCCATAATCCGATGCCGGTAGATAAAAATCCAAATGCTAGATGTTGTTCGGATTGTAATTTAGAAATTGTGATTCCTGCTAGACTAGGAGATAATTATCCAAAGGCATTGGTAACACCAAAAAAGAGCTGATGTTACCAAATCCTGATTGATTTTTAGCGAGTTGCTAAAGTTCTATGTGTTAATACACGCTCGAGTTTAGCAATCTTTCGCAGTTGGCTAAAACGAGCAAGTATCCAATGTTGTATATGCATTGCACTTTCCTTTCGCTGTTAACCATCTTTTAACCCATGATGAATGGGCCACTTTTTAAGCATGTGAATGCTAAAATTATTTAGCTACAAAAAATGGTAAAAAACGGTTGACCTTTTGGATAGTATGTGTTATAGTATAAACACAATAAGGAGATGACGATATGGCTTTTGCAGATACCTCAGTTTACAAAGATGCTGGAGACGGCTCTATTCTTGGAAGTTTTAAGGAAGTTGATGCTAGTAACTATTTTGAGTACTCTGCAAACAACGATGCAGTTGACTTTGCAAAAGACTTCCCACACAAGGTTTGGGTTACTACCCCACGTGCAGGTATTGATTCTGGGTTTCGCTATGCAAAGGTTTTAAAGACTCGTATCTATATCGCAGTCGACGAAGACGAAAACGGCCCGGTCGTTGAGAAATGGTTTATTAAAAGTCATAATCGTTATGGCTTTGGTGTTGCAAACTTTCCTTTCTAAGAGACAATTATGTTCACTAACAAAAATGTTTTGACCGCACTGAAGTTTGCTGTGATAGCTCATGGTGATCAGAAGCGCAAGTACACCGGAGATCCCTACATAGTGCATCCAATAGAGGTTGCTGAAATAGTGTCCAGTGTAGAGCATACTGATGCTATGTTGCAAGCGGCACTGTTGCACGATGTTGTTGAGGACACCAAATACACATTGGAGGATCTCAGCAAGGTCTTTTCAATTGAGGTGGTAGCATTGGTAGACGAGCTCACAGATATAAGCAAACCAGAAGATGGGAATAGAGCTGTTCGCAAGTCGTTGGACAGGGCTCACACCGCTTCTGCTAGCAAAGAAGCTCAGATAGTCAAAGCCGCAGATTTGATCAGCAACACCTCTAGTATTGTGTTGAACGATCCTGGTTTTGCCAAGGTCTACTTGGCAGAAAAGAGGGCTCTATTAGATGTAATGAGCATCAAAGGGCATACTTTACATACTCGTGCAATGGAGTTGGCCAATGAGTGAACTAGAAAATCGGTGTTTTGAACTCTATGCAGGCGGCAAAAACCCGGACAAAATTGCAGATCAACTTGGTTTGTCTGTTGATTTTGTCCGGGAAGCCATCCAAAAAATGTTAGAAATCTACCACCAAAATGCATTTTCTGGTTGACATTTAGGATAGATGTGCTATAATGTGTGTATAGTTAGAAACAAGGAGCACACAATGCGTCGAGATACAAAAACCCAAACATACACTGGATACACCGCTGAGAAGGTGGCTGAGAACTTTGCTGACGCTTATGTTAAAGATGGTGTTGTGTACTGGAAAAGCAACGACCGTACGCCGTTTGAAGATATGGTAACAGACTTTGCTGAAGCTGGCTTCGTTGGCTTTGAAAGCATTGAGCTCACTAACAAAGCTCGTAGCGAACAAAACAAGTCTTTTATGGCCGAGTACATTAAAGCCCAGAGCAACCGCACTCAGGAGCAGATTGCAGAAGAGCGTTTCGAAGCTCGGGCGGCGATGGGTGCTGGTGTTAAAATGGTAAACGTTGTCACCGGCGAGCATTACACCACTTAAAAAACGGTTGACATTTTGGTTAGATGTGTTATACTGTGTATAGTTAGAAACAAGGAGAAACAAAATGGCGTTTGAACGTATTGTTCTTAATAAGATTGACGAAGCCGTTGAAGCAGAAGGACTCAACGTTGAGTATCCTAACTTTACATGTGGCACGTTGTTTTTTGATGCTGATGAAGAGTCAGCATTGCGTCTTAAAAAGATCCTTGCCAATGATGCAGATTTGATCTGCGCTATTCAGCTAAACCGTATAGGCGACACGGATGAGTACGCCATAGACTTTATTTAATAGGTGATGAGTATGAAGAAGTTTTTTGTTTCCTTAGTTGCAATCGTTGCACTAGTATCTGTTACCGCTTGTGGTACAGTTGGCGGCGCTATTGATGGCGCTGGAGATGATTTAAAGAAAGCAGGCAAATGGGTAAAATCCGTAAGCCAGTAAGTCGAAACAGAATGTTGTGGGGATTCACAGGGAGGTTGTTTATGACAAGATTTGTTCTTGGAGTGGTTGTTGGTATTGCACTAGCAACCTGGGGCATCGACGGTGTAACCAATATGGTTAGCCAAGGTGTTGCAAAGATTCAAGATGGCGCACGTACAGTTCAAACTGAAGTTACGAAGTAGCCATCTAACAGAATACGACGTGGTGTCGTAGCCTAGTGCGTTGCAATGAAGCAACCACTTATTTCAACTAGTCAGATTGGAGAATCAAATGACTGATAAACTTTATAAAATCGTTGGTGTTGCTCTTACCCCGTATGGTCATAAGGTACGTTTTGCAAACGACTTTACTCGTGTCAAGGTCCTTGCTAAGACTGATACGGATATTGAGCTTTTTGAAATGCCAGAAGAGGTCACTAAGGCTGAGGCTGTAAAGTTCCTCAAGACCACTAAGGCATATACGAGTCCGGAATTTAAAGATTCGTCTTTGGTACGTGAGTGCATCGATAATGCCGTACTCAAGTACAATGCGGTCCGTGCAAAAGGCAAGCGAGTTACTGCTGGACCTAGCATGGCGTCATTGCGTGAGAGGGCCGAAGCGGCCGCTAAGGTTGCTGAAGAAGCAACCGTTACTGAGGCAGTGACGGAGTAACATTACTCCTGCATTGGGAAAAGGGGGTGTTCATTCACCCCCTTTTCTTTTGACCTCACCGTCAAGTGCTTAAATACCATTGATGTTAGAACTAGCAATGGTGGGTCTCCTAGGGCTAGTTGTTGGAATAGCCCTAGGACTGTTTTCCGTATTTCCTATATATTTTGCAGGGTTTGTTGTTTATGCACTGCACCCTGTATGGACACCTGAACTCTTATTAGTGTTTTGGGCTACTGCCGCTATTGGTAGTCAGTTCTTTGGTAGTGTTAGCACCATTACCTTGGGCATACCAGGCGAAGCCAGTGCCTTGGTCTACATCAATAGCCTCAAAGGTATGAGTTTAACTGAACGCAACTACCTACTCTACCACACGGCTAAAGGTAGTTTGTTTGCTGGTATGGTAGCACTAGGTGTTGTTTGGTTAGCATATCATTGGTTAAGTGACTACAGTAACATGCTGGCTAGTGTAAACTTTGTGCTTGGTATGTTTGCGATTGTAATTGCACTGTTTGCGTTCACTGATCGTAGACCTGTCATTGCAATACTGCTACTAGCCTTGGGAACATTTTTAGGCCCTGTGAATAACTTTGCACTTCCGCCTTGGTGGTATCAAATACAAATCTTCTTTGAAAACACCAGCTTCTTTATGTTGATTGCTAGCATGATGTTGATACCAGATTTGGTAATGGACCGTGTGAAATTAGAACACATCACACGTGAACACTTTGAAGCACGTCGTGATAAGACTGCTAGTTGGTGGACTATTGCCAAGAGTACGGTGATTGGATTGTTTAGTGGTCTAGTACCAGGACCAGCCGCAGAAACAGCATCAGCTCTAGCATATCATGCTCACAAAAAGAAAGGACGGTTCCAACAGATTGTTGGAGCAGAAACAGCAAACAACCCAGGTGTGGTAATGATGCTGTTGCCGTTCTTTACTATGGGAGTGCCTATCACAGCCAGCGCACTGATTATTTCAACAGTCTTAGATGTTAAGAACGTAGACGTTGTAGAGTTTGTAGGACAAGCCAGTAATTTTGTGCCGCAGTTAAATGTGTTTGATGTTGTGATACTGATTGCTGGTATCGCTACAGTATTTTATTTCTTGCTCAGCACACGTTTCATTGACACCTATGTAGCAATAGTTAGATTCTTATACAGCAAGAGTTCATATCTCTTATTCATAATCGTTGGTGCAATGGTTCTAATAGATATGAGTGTAAACGAAACGCCCATATGGCTGTATACCATTCTATTACTTTTTTTTACTGCCTTTGGCTTTGTGCTTAAATACTTTAGAATTAATCCCATACTGTTTATTTTTGGAACTATGTTTGGTGATAAACTTATTTGGACTACAATGCAATTTGTAGCAATCAATTTCTAAGCAAAGGAAACTTCATGAAGAAATCTATTTTTACTGCCGCGTTGTTAACCGCGGCATTGGTGTCTACAGCCGCATTTGCTAAGGATACTATTACAGTAGTTAACCCTAGTAACAAAGCTAGCCCAGCTACAGTTTTTGCTAAAAGCTATGAAGAAGCTCTTAAGCAACAGAATCAATTTAACGTTGAGTTTTATCAGGCTTCAAGTTGTGCAGACGCTGACAAGAAGTATAGCTCAACAAAGAACGCTGTTATGGTGTTTAACGCAGACGTGCGTATTGCAAGTCTTGCAAAAGGTATTGGATGTGACTACAACGCCACAGCAGAAAACACTTCACTAATCACCAAGAGCTATTTGAAGTTCTGTCGTTTACCAGGTAGCACCAAGACATTTGGTGAAACAGATACCACAGTTGGTATTGCAAGTGTTATCCTTTCAAAAGGTCTATTTGATGATTTAAATGGTGGCAAGCGCAAGTTGATCGGTGTTCCGTACTCAGGTTCAAAGACAGTGCTAGCCGCTGTACTAGCAGGTGATGTTGACTATGGAATTATTGGTGCTGGTGTAGTTAACAGCCCACTTAAAGAAGGCAAGATTGAATGTGTATACGATTACGATCCAGCCGCTAAAAACTTTATTGGTGCCGCTCTGCCAGGACTAAAGGTTCCAACACTTCCAATCATTCAGATGATTCATACCAACACTGAAGATTCAGCAATGGCAAAGGCTGTTGCAGATGCGGGTAAGAACACCAAGTTCTTAGACGGTATTGCATTTAACGGATTCAGTGATACAAAGAACTCAGGTATTACCGCAGACGATGTTAAGGTAGTAGACAGTCACGTTAACAACGTTTATGAGTACTACTGGAAAACAGACGAGCCAGGTACATTTGACAAGCTCATTGGTACTGTTAAAGGTTGGTTTAAGTAACTCTAAAACTTTCCAAGAAAAAGCCCGGGCAAAAACCCGGGCTTTTATTTTGTCTATTAGCTAGTGATTAGCGTTGTGCTTTAATTTCACTAACTAGGTCACGGCTGAAGTAGCCATCAAACTCAGTGTAAACTGAGCTAACAGCGGCTTTAAATTCTTCAACTGCTTCAGGTGCCCATTCAATAACTTGGATACCTTCTTCTTGAGCACGTGACTTAGCGGCAGCACCGTCGATTAGAGATTCTTTACGCTCTTCAACTGCGGCGATCTTAGCAGATTCTGCTAGGATTGCTTGGTCTTCTGCGCTTAGTGATTCCCAAATCTTATTGCTGATTACGATGCTTGTTAGGAACAATGCATGCTCTGTATCAGCAACTGTGTCTGTAACGGTGTTGACTGCTGAACGGAAATAACGTGGGAACACGTTTTCACCGCCTTCGCACTCGCCCATTGCAACTGACTGAGCAAAACCATCAACGCCCATTGGCACTGTGTCTGCACCAACTGCACGGAATGTTGCTTCGGAAACTGGGCTTGTACCGCAACGTACTTTCATACCCTTTAGGTCTGCAATGCTGTGAACGTTTTTGTTAACAGCCATCATCTTATAACCACCTGAGTATGTGAAAGCTAGACCTTTTGCACCACTTGTTGTTGTTAGGCTGTCTAGTAGATAATCACCTACTGGACCGTCTAGAACACGTGCCGCATGGTCATGATTCTCAAATAGGAATGGCATATCTAGTGAATAGAAATCGTCATTTAGTAGACCTAGTACTGTTGAATAGGTCTGTGTCATGCCAATTTTGCCTTCTTCCATTAGCTTTAGGAAACCACGGTTGCCAATTTCTTTGCCACCGTTGTATTTGTCCTGCCACTCATTCTTACCTAGGACTTCGACTTCAATACGACCGTTTGTCTTCTCACTAACTGCCTTTGAAAAAGCATTAGCTGAACGAAGGAATAGATCGTAAGGAACGTGCGCTAGAACCCATGTAAGTTTTAGGGTTTCAACTTGTGTCATTTTACTTTCTCCTTAATATGTACATATTATGCGGGATCTATATTCCACATCACGAGTTGACTAGTATCTGAAATGTGGGGAGTTTATAGCAAGATCCTGCTGTATTATTTATGCGGGTTTGTACAATTCCCCGCATAAACAATTTCTTTACGCTTCGACGAAAAATGGATCGTCTGGGTTTTCAATGTAACCGTTAACTGTGTGACGGTCTAGATGAGTATTATCCTGTAACACTTGAATTTCATTATCGTTGTCGTCTGTGACTACAATCTTACATCTTACGTTATTAGCAATCCAATATGCTACAAGATCGGCTTGGCCCGCGGCTTGTTTAACAGCATGTTGTGCAAAAGTAACTGCTTCAGTTTGCGATTCAAATCCTGTCCAACCATTAACCAACTGTACCCGACCGTCGTCAAGTGTAGTCTGTTCTGCTGGAATTCTCACTGGAACAGTATTTGGACTATCGTTGTTGTCAAATGCCTGGATTAAAACCCTAATAGGTTCGTTGCGAGCATCAATGATTGAACGAATAGCAGGGTCTGTGATATTATTAGGAAAATGAACAGCATCTTCAGCAATGTATGTAGACTTTAACTTAAAGTTTGCCATTTAGGAGTCTCCTTTATTGGTGTATACACGTTTATTTATCAGACTAACCTTAATGAGTAAAAGTGTTGTATTTTTACAACACAAAAGGTCCATTTGTGTTATACAAATAACGGTTGACAATCTAAAAACTATCTGTTATACTATGTATACAATAAAAGATTAGGAGTTTACACAGATTATGGAATGGATTGCAGATATTCCCGCAGAAAATATTCTAATTTTTGTTGCGGCTTGTGCCTTATTCCCATTTGCGGTTATTATTGGTTGTATTGTTGCGGCTCCAATTATCATGGCTCCGGTTATGATGCTTGTTCGAGCACCAACATTCACCCTAGTAGCAACTGGGCTGATGATCTATTATTTTTATACTCAAAATTGGTTTATAGGATAAATTATGACCCCGTGGCAGATTACACAAGAACTAGAAAGTGACAACAGTCGTCTTGCTAAAGAAGCAATCATCAAACGTGAAGCTGAAGCAGGCAACCTAGAGTTTTTTACAGGTGCTCGCTGGGCACTAGACAGCATGATTACGTTTGGTGTTAAGCAAGTTCCAACAGGTGCTAGTGGCTCCGGACTCAAATCACAAACGTTTTGGGATACCGCTGAAAAACTTGCAAAACGTGAGCTTACCGGCAATGACGCACTGAGTGCTATTGGCTTCTTGCGTATGAAAGCAACTGCTGAAGAATGGGATGGTTGGTATAGACGTATTCTCATCAAAGACTTACGGTGTGGTGTTAGCGAAAAGACCATTAACAACGTAGTTAAAAAGATCAACCGAGCATACGAAGTTCCGGTCTTTTCTTGCCAACTTGCACACGATGGTGCTAACCACGAAAAGAAAGTTGCAGGTAAGAAACTGGTTGAAGTTAAGTTGGATGGGGTACGTGTTATTACTATTGTATATCCGGATGGTACCGTTAACCAATACAGCCGTAATGGCAAAGAGCTACACAACTTTGAACATATTAAACAACAAATAAGTCGTATTGCTCGATTGTTTGCAGTGCCTACAGTGCTAGACGGAGAAGTTATGAGTTCTAGTTTTCAAGATCTCATGAAGCAGGTGCATAGAAAAGACAACGTAGAAGCAAACGATGCTGTACTACATTTGTTTGATATCTTGAGTTTGGAAGAGTTCAAACGTGGCACAGGCAAGCATACTCAACTTGAGCGTAGCCAAACACTGCAAAATTGGTACAAGCACATTGCTGATAATCTGCCAAACGTAGAGATCTTAGGTTATGTGCCCATTGATTTAAATACTGAACAAGGTCAGGAACAGTTTAGTGAGATTAATACTCGTGCAATTAACGAAGGTTATGAAGGTATTATGATCAAAGATCCTGATGCAGTATACGAAACTAAGCGTAGCCATGCTTGGCTAAAGCAAAAGCCGTTTATTGAAGTTTCATTGGAAGTTATTGATGTCGAAGAAGGAACAGGAAAAAACGAAGGAAGACTTGGAGCTCTGGTTTGCAACGGAGAAGACGACGGGAAAAATATTACCGTTAATGTCGGTTCCGGTCTTACTGATAGTATGCGTATTGATATTTGGGCTAATAGGAATTCTGTGGTGGGACAAATGGTTGAAATCCGAGCAGATGCTGTTACCCAAAACCAAGATGGAACGTATTCGTTGAGGTTCCCAAGATTTAAAACCTTCCGTGGATTTGAACTGGGAGAGAAGTTGTAATGGGTACTAGTATTCGACAGATTATTAATACTCGTATGAATATTGTGCAACATTGGATGGAAGGCAACTACCATCTAAAACACCCCGACGAAGTTCAGAACATGATTTCTCAAGTCAGCAAGTTCTGGTCAGTTTTGTCCGAAGAAGACAAGGATTACATCGAAGGCGCTAGATACGCAATAGATGAACAAATTGAATGGATTTTAGAAAAAGGAAATACACAATGAACTACACTCGTGAACAACTACAAGACCTTTTGCGCTCTGGAACACACACTGTTACTTTTACCAAAGTCAACGGTGAAGAGCGTGTAATGCCCTGCACACTGGTAGAAAGCTATATCCCAGAATCTGAAAAGCCAAAAGGAACCAAAACCCTGTCTCCCAAGCAGATGGAAAACCTAAGTGTTTATTCCTTGGAGTCACAGGCTTGGCGTAGCTTTAAGATCGCAAATGTGACCAATGTAGAGCCCTACGTTCAAGAAAACGTGGCCAAAACTGCGGACGGTGCGTACACTGTTCATCTCGTTGAGGATGCAGATGGCGAAACTGTTTTAACTATCCCACACGAAATTTCCGCACAAATGGAACTCAAGTTTGGAGATACCATTAACTTTGATGTTAAGGACAACGGCTCTGTAGAATTAAACAAATAATTTCATTGATTTATACAGGTATGAATATGGAATTTGATACCACCAATGATCTTGAGTACCATCTGTTGATGAGCAAGAGCATACAAGAGAAGTGCCGGGTTGACCATGACTATCGTAACAAGCTCTATGGTGCATTATGTAACACGGAATGGACTGCAAAGCATCCAATTCCGTTGCTCAAAGAAGAGATATGGAGTTGTAGCTGGCGTTATGCAGGCGAACTAGTGGCTAGGCTTAGTGCTAGTGAAGAACAATATGACTACATGGACTTTTATTGCAACGGCGAAGAGGGCAAATTAGATCCAACCATAATAGAAGATTTGGACAAACTAGGGTTCATTTGTGTGAAAAAAGATGTTGACAAACAGTTTAGATAGTGTATAATGTATTATTGCTTTGGAACACTCTAAAGCAAAACATCAAAAGAAGGAGACATTTTATGTCAGAAGTAACTCTAACTAAGCAGGACAAGGTCCTGGATGCGCTAACCGCTGGTGAGCGCCTAACGGGCAAGCAGATCCGTGCTCGATTTAAGGTTGGTAATCCAAGTGCTACTGTTTCAGCACTGCGTATGAAGGGTTATCCAATTTACCTAAACACTCATAAAGATACTAAGGGTCGTGTTACCCAGAAGTATCGTTTAGGTACACCAACCCGTCGTGTTATTGCGGCAGGTTATCGTGCTCTAGCACAATCAGGCGAAGCTGTCTAAGTAATCAGGCTTAGAGTTTACGTGAAAAGAGGAGTCATTCGACTCCTCTTTTTTTATCTTACATATATTTTGACAATCGCATGAAGGTAGGAAATCTGGATCTATAACAAAACCGTCTCCTAAAGCTCGTTCAGCACCTATAATGCGTCCTGATTTAGCACATAAAAAAGTATCAGACATTTTAGTCTTGTGTTTCCTTATTCAGTTGGAAAAGTGTGATCTACTTCTTCGTAGCTGATTGGTTTAATACCGTTACTAGCTCTCCAATTACGCATCCATTCTTGAAATTTATTATATTTGTAAGACATGGCTTCGTTGGTTAGTGGATTAGTTGAATTAACAGTAACATCACCAATGTGTTCGCTGTCAGCGGCTCTTCTTGCTTTCCAAAACCATTGTGCTAGGTTTGCAGGGGTAGTACCGCCGTTGTTTGATGGATAGTCATTAAACAGATAATAACGTTCCATATGTAAATCATCTGGGGAGTTAAATACTGATTGTGAAGTGTAACTGCCTGGGGTAGCGGCATCGTAGTTAATTTTACTACGCATTAGGTTATACGAAGTCATTAGCTCATCGCTAAGACCCATTTCATCAGCAATACCCCAATTGACGTCCGTTGAAGGACGGGATAGAGTAATTTTAATCATTTTTGGCATAGTCTAGACTCCGTGTTTGTTAACAAAGTATGATATATCATTTGTATTTATACATTCAGTCAAGAACATCGCAGTTCTCTACAACTTCAAAAGAGGTTATTTCTATGTCGTTGTCTCGTTTGTAATTTTGAATCCAAAAGATACTTTGGTTATATGTTTCTTTATTTACACCTTCAGCATCTGCAATATACTTAGTGATAATTCGTCTGGTTTCTGTGTTATACCAGTCCATGAGAAAACTTGGCACCGGCTCAGGCAACGAAGGAATATGCCAATATTGATCTCGTTTGTTAGAGTTAGTTGAGTCAATGGGCATTAACAGCATTTGCATATATGGAAATTTATTTTTTGGGTGTAGAGTATCTGTAAAAAACTCAAACGATTTTTGAAGCTCGTCGTTGTTAGATTTGGCAATAAAAGTGTCCCACCATTCTACATCTGATGGTTTTTGATATTGTAGTTTTATTAGTCTTTTTGTCATTATGGTAAAATACTCCATTGACCTTTTCGTTGATCTTGTATATACTTATAAGGTAAATAACGTTTAGCTAGAGGAATTTTTATGGTAGAAACCTGGCTTACTTTTGCCTTTTGGTTTGTGTTATCTTGGGTTGTATGGGGTATTGTTAAGCGAATATTGTTTAATATACTAGAAACGTATAGACAAATTGCAAACGAACGCGAAAGATACAGACAACCTTTTGAAAGTATATTACCAGAAGACTTCGCCAAGAAAGGCCAACCAGTAGTAACGATTGAAAAAATTTCTTCAATTTTCTACGCATATCTTTTGCCCCACAATAGATTTTTAGCACAAGGAAATACCATACCTGAGTTGATTGAAGCAATCAACGAAAGAATTCAAGAAGATTCGTTTATCTTATCTAACGAAACTCATTCTTCAATAACAGACGAAATACAGGCAATATGTCAAAAACAATCGTAATACGAAATCAGCACACAGACAAAGATGGTTTTCTTATGGTTAGTGATCAGGTTCCTGACGATCTACAAGAAGATCTGGCGGGCGCATATCGAGATCAATACCAATGGTTTGAAGACAAGTTTAAGGTTAATGTCTTAAAACCAAAAATTACATACAACGAAGAAATTGATATGTACGAACGCAGAATTAAAATTAGAAATGTTGATTCTGAAAAAGATGCAAAAGCCATTGTTTATAGTTGGGTTAATAGTCCAGAAGTTACTAAGATATTTAAAGAGTTTTCAGAAACAGATCATGTGCCCGACGAGGCTGGAACGGATGCTAGACAAAACCTAGTAGCTCATACCAAATGTTCGTTGGATATATACATTGTCAACGACGATAACCTTGAAAAATACATATACTATTCAGGCAAAAATTTATTTAGAGCAAAGCATAAAAACATGTTAGAAGCCTTTGTAAACAAAGGAGGAATAAGAGTAAACAACGATGTCAAAAGATGAAAAGATGATGTTCCGTGGTAAAGTCACGGAGTCACTTCCAAACACACTTTTTAAAGTACACTTGACCGAAAACGATGAAGGTCATAATATAGATCACACTATTTTAGGATATCTGGGCGGCAAGCTCAGACAACACAATATCAAAGTCCTTGAAGGGGATATTGTTGATGTTGAAGTAAGCCCTTACGATTTAACCAAGGGCCGAATCGTATACCGTGCAAAGTAATCATAAATACGGTATGACCGAAGATGTAAGAAAACTCATTAATTTAGTAGAAGCCGCTGGTAGACCTGAGATGAGCGTCTGGAAACCTAGTCGTTATTCAATTCCTTATGGCTTGGCTCCTATAACATCTAAGGCCACCCTTGATACACACTACAACAAACTCTACAAAGGATATGTTGACAAGTATAATCAAGGAGTAAATGTTTCAAGAAACAAAGCAGGCGCCTACCTGCATGAAAAATGGTTTGAACAATTTAGACCACGTAGACTAGTAAATCGTCCGTCAGGTGCTATACTTGATAGAGTTAATAGGCACTATGGAAGTATGAAAGATTTTCGCGATGCATTAATTGATGAATGCGAAAAAGTATACGGCAGTGGTTGGGTGTATGTTAATAGAAATATGAAAATTAAACAGATACGTAATCATAGAATTCCAATGGACGGAATTGTTGTTCTTATTGACATGTGGGAACATGCATGGGCTAGAGATTATCCAGGAAACAGAAAAGCATACGTACAAAATCTTTGGAAAATATTTGATTGGACAGTAATTAATGCAAGGCTATAATGATTGAACTAGCAATGGCTGGATTATTGGCTTGTAGTATACAGTTTCAAGCTATCAAAGACTTGGATCGTATGTGTTTTTATCAATGTACAGATAGTACAAAAGAGTTTGTTAGTACAAATAAAGAATATCAGTGTCCTAAAAAACTATATATAGAACGAGAGCCACTGAAGTTTAAGGATCAGGACTGGACAAATAATCGTTGGACAAAAGAACAAGTAGAGCAAATGAAAAATGATTGAAATTAACGAACTTGGAGTTCAGAGAATATCTGAATTAAAACTTGAACAAAACAAACCCCAAGCAAGATTACGTGTTTTTATTAACGGGGGCGGTTGTCAAGGATTTCAATACGGATTTGACCTTGACGAAGAAAAAACAGACAACGACGATGTGTTTGAAAGCAATGGTATTGAAATCATTGTTGATCGCATGAGTCAATTATACCTATTAGGCAGTACCATTAATTTTGTAGAAGAATTTGGTGGCTACAGTTTTAGCATTGATAATCCTAATGCTAATAGCAGTTGTAGTTGCGGATCTAGCTTCTCTTGCGGTTAAGTTCATTCTAAACTTGCTAAATAGTGTATAAGTATACCAATTTAGGAATGAACCAGAGATGCCTTTTGAATCAGTTAGTACAGCGGCCGGTAGCGGCGACTCATTAAAAGTAGCATTTGACAAAATCAATGCTAACTTTACACAAATAGAAAACGGTGAATTTGTCGTCGTCAGTTCTGCGCCAGTAGCAAGTGTAGCAGGACGAACAGGGGCGATTGATTTAGCAGTAAATGATATTTCTGGTGCCGCAAGCACAGGATATGTAGATGGACTTATTGCAAGTGTTAATGCAGTAACTGAGGCAGAAGTTGACACCAAAGTAGCAGATGCACTAAACAGTTTGATTGATGGTGCTCCAGCCGCACTAGATACACTAAATGAAATCGCGTCGGCAATACAAGATGATGCTAATTTTGCTGGTACAATAATTGGACAAATCTCTGCACTAGAAACAAAACACAATAACGAATTTGCAAATTTACAAAATCAAATTTCCAGTATAAATGGTAGTCTCAGTGGCAACCTTAGCGGTGGAACAATCACAGCCACCGTTGGTTTTGTTGGAGATCTAACTGGCAATGTAACTGGTAACCTAACAGGTAATGTAACTGGTAACCTAACAGGTAATGTAACTGGAGACCTAACTGGTAATACCACGGGTATCCACAACGGCGATGTTGTTGGAAACATTACTTCTGCTGGAACAAGCACATTTAGTGGTACATTAAATCTAAATGGAGCAACTGTACAAAATGCCGCGTTTGATCTTGTTGGAACACTTCAAGGTAATGTATTAGGTAATGTTACTTCAGGTGGCACATCAACATTCACAACTGTTGACATTAACGGCGGTGCTATTGACGGTACAGCTATAGGTGCTAATACTCCAAGCACTGGCGTATTTACTGCTATCACTGGTCCACTAACAGGTGATACCACAGGCACACATACCGGCAACGTAACTGGTAACGTAACTGGTAACGTAACTGGTAACGTAACTGGTGATACCACAGGTACCCACACAGGTGCAGTAGTTGGTAATGTTTCTGGTAATGTAACAGGTGATCTACTTGGAGATGTAACTGGTAATGTAACTGGTAATGTAACTGGTAACGTAACTGGTCAAGTAAGCGATATTAGCAATCACAACACAGACGCACTTGCTGAAGGATCAACAAACTTATACTACACAGACGCAAGAGCTGATGCTAGAGTTGCCGCCGCTACAGGCACAAACCTAAGCCTTGCAAACAAGACAACAACAGATCTTGCAGAAGGTACAAACTTATACTATACCACAACAAGAGCAAACGCAGATTTTGATACACGATTAGCAACCAAGACAACAGCTGATCTAACTGAAGGCGCCAATTTATACTACACTGATGCTAGAGCAAGACAGGCACTTAGCGCAGGCACAGGTGTAACCTACAACAGCACTTCGGGTGTTATTGGACTAGATACAACCGCAGACGGAACATTTAATAATCTAACTATCAGCGGTGACCTAACAGTTAATGGAACAACAACCACAGTAAACAGCACCACACTTGCTGTTGCTGACAAAATGATTACGGTTGCAGAAGGCGCACAAGATGCTGCCAGTGCAAACGGTTCAGGCCTACACGTTGCTGGCGCAGACGCACAAATAGCATACGCAAGCGGAACAGATCGTTGGGAATTCAATAAAGGTGTATCCACAGCCAGCGGATTTACCGGTACACTAACCGGCAATGTTACAGGAAATGTAACAGGAAATGTAACTGGTGATACCGCAGGTACCCACACAGGTGCAGTAGTTGGTAATGTAACTGGTACAGTAAGCGATATTAGCAATCATAACACAGACGATCTTGCAGAAGGCACAAACAAATACTATACAGATGCTAGAGCGAGAGCCGCAATCAGTGCTGGCGGCGATTTAGCATATGATGCAAACACAGGTGTCATCAGCTTTACAGCAACCGCACAAGCCGTAACCAGCGTCAATGGTGCTACAGGCGCTGTTGTACTAGACACTGGCGACATTGCTGAGAACGGTAACCTATACTATACCACAACAAGAGCAAACGTAGATTTTGACACACGCCTAGCAACAAAGTCCACAACAGATGTTGCAGAAGGTACAAATTTATATTACACTGATACAAGATTTGATACTAGATTAGCCGCTAAGTCAACAACAGATGTTGCAGAAGGTACAAATTTATATTATACAGATGCAAGAGCAGATGCACGTATTGCACTACAAGTAGGTGCTAACCTAAGTCTAGCAAATAAAACAACAACAGATTTAGCAGAAGGTACAAACTTATATTACACAGATGTTCGTGCAGATGCAAGAATTGCCGCGGCAAGCATTACAGCGTTAAGTGATGTAGACACCACAGGAGTTACAGACGGACAGGCATTGGTTTGGGATAATGCAAACAGTGTGTGGATACCCGGTGATGTAGAATCTACAAACACCGTTGGTAACTTTACATTTACAAATAACACACTTGGCGTAGATAATCAAGACGGTGGTATTACTATCAACGCAAACGGCTCAGGCGAGATTGTACTCAGTGACTTTACAGGTATTAATAACAACAACCCAGGTGTTTGGTTACATGTTGGTAATCAAGCAGATATCACAAATACCGGTTCTATTGCTATTGCTTATGGTGATGTTACACAAACTATTAATAGCGGAGCAACTGAACTAGGAGACGAAGCATTAATAACATGGAATTGGTCTGCTGGTGATTCTACTAGAGGAAGTAACCCAGGCGTTGATGCTCGATCACATTTTGGTATTTACAAAACTAGCATGAGCACTCCATGGATTACCATGGACAAAGATGCCGCAAATTCATCAACAGCAATCTTACACATTGCAAGTGATAGAACATTACAAATTAGCGATCATGTAGAACTTACTCATCCAAGTGAATTACGTTTTTATGATGGCGATGGATCTAATTATATTGGGTTCAAAGCACCTGTTAACGTAGACAGCGTAAACACTGTTTGGGAATTGCCTCCGGCAGATGGTGCCGCTGGACAGTTTTTACGTACAAACGGTGCCGGCACACTAAGTTGGGGCACAGCAAGTGGTGGCGCAGGCAGTGGTATCGCACTCACTGACATCAGCGCAATTACTATTGCCGCTAGCGGCTCAGGCAGTTTAGCATACGATAATACAACAGGTGTGTTTACATTTACCCCACCTGCATCAGCTACACTGGATTCATTCAGTGTTACACAGGCTGTGGCCGCAGGAACAGGAACACTAACATACAATGATGCCAATGGTGTGTTTACATATACTCCGCCAGATTTAACTGGTTTCTTAACTAGCTTTACAGAAACAAATGATCTAACAAGTGCAGTTACCTGGGCAAATGTTCCAGATGTAAACATCACTGAAAGTAGTGTTACACAACACCAAGCGGCATTAACTATTACTGAAAGTCAAATCAGCGATTTAGCACACTACGCTAACAGTGATGTTGATACACATCTAAACACAGGTACAGCGGGTAACAACGAAGTACTAAGTTGGACAGGCACAGACTATGCTTGGGTAGCACAAAGCGGAAACATTGGACTAACAGATCTAAGTGTACAAACAGCGCCAGCTGGAACAGCCGCATTAACATACAATAACGTAACCGGGGTGTTTAGTTACACTCCACCAGATCTAACTGGTTATGCAACAACCGCAAGTATTACTAATTTTATCGCACTAGGAGACCTAAGTGTTGGGCCTGATGCAGTAGCAAATGCCAGCGGTGGACTTTCATATAATAATATCACAGGCGAGTTTACATATACCCCACCCGACCTCAGCAGTTACTTAACATCAGTAACAGCTAGTAATTTGAATACTATTAGTATTAATGCCCTTAGTGATGTAGACACAACATCAGCTCCACCAACAAATGGCCAAGGTTTGATTTGGGATAATCCAAATGGTAAATGGGTACCAGGAAACATTAGTAGCGGTGGCGGCGGAGCCAATGTAACTATTAGTGATACCGCACCAACCTCACCATCTGTAGGCGATCTATGGTGGGAAAGCGATGCAGGTAGACTTAAGGTTTACTACAATGATGGTACTAGCAGTCAATGGGTTGATGCAAGCCCAGGTGGCGTAGGCGGCACCAGTTATGGCGACAGCAATGTAGCAACTTACTTAAACGGTAACCTAAGCACACACATTATTCCAGATACCAATGACACATATGATATTGGTAGTGCTGAATTTAAAATCCGTGACTTATATGTAAGTGATAATAGTATTAAGTTTGTTGACGATAGCGATCCACAAAATCCAATTGAATATCCAATTAGTAGGAGCGGCGACGAACTAAGATTTAATAGTTCGACTATTTCAACCAGTTCACACGAAACCAATAATATCACCGGCGCTATTGATATTACAAAACGCAATCACTTTATCACAAGCGGTGTAGACTATACCCTAGGAAATGGCACTTATGTAGGACAAGAACTTTGGTTTTATAAATCAGGTGTGACTACATCAACATATAGTGATATTATAGTGTCAAACGCAAAAGTAACACTAGGTAACGGCGCAACAGAATTAAGAACAGCACATGCTTGGAGATTAGACACAATTGGCGGCGTTTTTGCAGGCGCATTTAGTTGTGTTTGGGATGGAACTGGTTGGTGTCTAAACGGCGGATCAGTAGCGGCATAATAGGAGCAGATATCAATGGCATTTAACTTTCCAGACAGTCCAACACTAAACGATACTTCTACATTAGGTGGAATTACATATCTCTGGAACGGATCATCATGGTCCGCACAAAACTCAACTGTAGCGTTTGCAGACTTAACTGGTAAACCAACTACACTGGCAGGATATGGCATCACAGATTCTTTTGATGGTGCTTTTAGTTCACTTACCGGAACACCAACTACACTGGCAGGATACGGCATCAACGATGCACAAGCAACATTAGTTAGTGGAAATAATATTAAAACAATCAACGGTAGTTCAATACTAGGAAGTGGTGATCTTACTGTTACAGGCGGTGGTGGTATTGCGCTTACAGATCTAAGTGTTACTGTTAATGCCGCCGGTTCAGCAAACCTTGTATATAATAATACAACAGGTGCATTTAGTTATACACCGCCCGATTTAAGTAGTTATATAACTGGCTATACTGTTGTGGCTAGCGATCTCAACTCTATCAGCATTGATGCACTCAGTGATGTTGATACATCTAGCGTCGCTCCTACAGATGGACAAGCACTTGTTTGGGACAACGCAAACAGTGTATGGGAGCCAGCAACAGTTACAATAACAGAAACTGATACACTAGCAACAGTTACCGCACGTGGTGCTACAACTAACGATGCTGTTACTATTAATAATACACTAACTGTAACAAGCATTAACGGAGGATCAGGCGGTCTTGGTTTTGCTAATTTAACCAGTGGTAGTGACATTATACTCAATGCCACAGGTGATATCAATGCCAGCAGTAGTAATATTATTAATGTTACAGATCCTAACAATGCACAAGATGCCGCTACCAAGAACTATGTTGATAATGCAGTAGCAATAACCTTTAATATTGTTAATAGTGGTTCAACATCATACTCATTTACTGGCGATGGTTTTTATCAAACAACCACTAACCCTACATTAACTTTATACAAAGGATTTACATATCATTTTGTTGTAAATGCAGTAGGTCATCCATTCAGTATTAATACAACAAACACAACAGGAACTGGTAGCCAGTATTCAAATGGCGTCACAAATAATGCCACACAATCTGGAACAATTACTTTTAATGTGCCAATGGATGCGCCCGCAACCCTGCACTATAATTGTACTGTACACAGTGCAATGAATGGCGTAATTAATATTGCATAAGGAACATTAAATGGCTGACGAAGAAAACAGATGTGTTGTTACACTGAATAAAGGTGTTGACGCAGAACAGTTTGTTAACGAAATGCTAGATAATGGTTATGTACTACACGATGCAAAACCACACAGTCGTAGTAATTTTGATTTTATAATGACAAAAGCTCAAGCAGAAACTTTAAAAAGTGATGAGCGTGTAAGAGATGTGCGTTATGGATCAAAAGTAGACAATGGCATTATTTTGCAAGGGTTTGCCGAAAGAACAGACTGGAACCCTAGTCGGTCAGGATTAGGATTGCTTGGAAGTAGATCAGCAACAAGTTCAGACATCAATGCCAATTGGGGTTTGATTGCTCATGCATATCAAGACTCAGGTAATCCTAATTTAGGTATTGCTAATCTTGGTCTTGAGTTTGATGCATGGTTAAACGAAGGTGAAATAGCCTCGCATGTTGTTCCAATGACATTAACAGGAAAACATGTCGACCTTGTAATTCACGACAGTGGTATTGATCCAAACCATCCAGAGTTTTGGGGTTTAACAGGAAATACATCAAGATATCAAACTGTTGATTGGCCAACAATTAGCGGAACTACCGGCACCTTTACTCAAAACGTAAATTATCATAGAGATTTAGATGGACACGGAACTCATGTAGCAGGTATTGCAGGAGGCAACCGCAACGGTTGGGCGCCTGAAGCAAACATGTACAGTTTAAAAATACTCGATGACGCTACTGCCGCATTTGGTGTATCAGCAAGTTTAACTATGCTACGTGCTTGGCATAATTCAAAAGGCAACAATGCTTCAACTGGCGTGCCAAACCCAACAGTAGTAAACATGAGTTGGGGTTTCCTAGGTGTTTATGCAGATGTTGCAGGTGGCCAATACAGAGGAGCCAATTGGACAGGTACTAGCGCAGACCAAACAAAAGGAATGCGAACAGCTACATTTTCGGCAGAATTTGGCGGGTTTTTATATCCAACACGAGTTACTAGTGTTGATTCTGACATTGAAGATTGTATTGCTGATGGAATTATTATGGTTGGCGCCGCAGGAAACTTTGCACACAAATGTGATATACCCGGCGGTGATGACTACGACAACTACTGGTTTAATTCTAGTAACGTTCTCGATTACTATCACAGAGGATCCACTCCAGGATCAACGACAGGAGTTATTAGTGTAGGTAACATTGATAGTACATATTTTGAACCTGCTCCAAGTAATCCAGGAAAAAATCAAATTGCCACTAGCAGTGAACGAGGCCCAAGAGTTGATATTTTTGCCGCAGGTACAAATATACATAGTTCAATTGCTGGATCTAGAGCTACCTCAGGCACATCAACAACACGCTGGGTAGATGATAGAGATAACACAAAATTTACAAAAAAGTTGTCTGGTACAAGTATGGCTTCGCCGCAAGTAGCAGGCGTACTAGCTACTTTAGCACAAAATCGAACAGACCTTAATCAAACTGATGCATTAAATTGGCTTAATCAAAAAGCCAGCGGAGAAGATTACATACACGATACTACAACTGGTACAGCCAGTACAGATTACATAGAAACTCGTGCATTACAAGGTGCTAAAAACAAGTTTTTGTGGACCCCTTATAGAAACAACACACCATTCTCTGCAAGCTAAGTTATTTCTTTCGATAAATACTCTATAATAGAGGAAAGAGATTAGCATGCCTACATTAAACACAATCAACATTGGAGCCTCGCCAAATGATGGCACAGGGGACAGCATTCGTGATGCGTTCTCAAAGGTTCGTGATAATTTTAACACAATCGAAACTACACTTGTACCTACGTTAATCACGCAAGAAGTTGCTAATATTAATGCAGTGTTTACCGGTGGTACAATCAGTAATGCAACTACTATTACAGACGGCACGAACAGCACTAACAGTTCAACAGGTGCGTTAACTATTGTTGGTGGTATTGGTGTTGGCGGCTCCGCTAACTTTGCATCATCGATTACATCACCTACTGTAACAGCAACTACAATTACAGGAGATCTAACTGGCGACGTTACAGGTAATGTTACAGGTAATGTTACAGGTAATGTTACAGGCGATCTAACTGGAAATGTAAATGGAACTACTGTAACTGCCTCTGGTGCTATCGTAGGCGATAGTGCTACAATTACAAATGCTATAAACGCAACAGATATAACATTAACAAACCAATTAATTGCTGATAGTATAATCAGCAACTCCACTCTAGCTGTTAATACTTCTGCAACCATTGGTGGTTTACTAACTGTTGATAGTATTAATGCTGATACTGGAGTTACGGTTGCTACAGGTAATGTTACTCTTACTACAGGGAACGTTAACGTTAATACAGGCAGTATTTTCTGCGTAAACACAGGAGCAGGCAACGGTGAAATCAACGGACGTCTAGGACGATTTGGTTTTGGATCAATGGCTAGAGGGCAAGTTGGACAATCCGGCGGCTCAGGTACTGTTGGCAATCCTAACTATTTTACTATCTATACAGAAGATGGTACAATGAAATTTTTTACTGCCGCGGCACCAGCAAGCTCTACAGATACCGGCGAAGTAGGTGAAATTAGGTTTGGCGAAGATAGCGGAACATATTATCTATACTACTGCCATACAGCTAACACATGGGTGAGAACAGCATTCTCATCATTCTAAGGAAGTTAAATGGCTCTTGTTACACGACATAAATGGATTACACAAGGCGGGAATATTGGTACTGTTCCTGAACTTGAATTCATTGAGATACCTTTAGAAACTACCAATCCAACAAATGATTTAATTACATTTGAAGTAATCAGTGGTGAACTACCACCAGGTATTCAAGTTGTTCGCAGACCAGGATCTATTCAGGGTGTACCTGTTGTGTTAGATCCAATTGAAGTTGACGAAGCACGTACATATAAATTTAGTATACGTGCTAGAGCAACTACTAGTAACATTGTCACCGACAGAAGTTTTGAACTTACTGTTACAAACCTATTTCCTCCGCGTATTGTGCCAAGAACAACCAACTTAGGTACAGTGTTCGACGGTTCGTACTATTCCAATCAACTACGTGCTACAGAACCTAACCCTAATGCTAAACTGGTTTGGAAAATTCAAAGTGGACAACTTCCTCCAGGTATTACAATGGATGAAAGTGGTTTAATTATTGGTTATATTGAAATTGAGCCTGTTGAAAATGATAATGTTATTCCAGGTTACGATGCGGCCAGCGGATCGGGTGTTACATATTATGATGCCGCAGGTTGGGATACTCTGGGACGTAGTAAAAACAGAAAGTACACATTTACTGTACAAGTTAGCGACGGAAACAGTATTGACACGCTAACCTACAACCTAGGTGTTGCCGCAAAAGGCCTGTTTACCACAGACCAAGATCACACATTAATTACTGGATTTGAAGAACAAACTTTAGGGATCAGTGTTGACAACAATGAATTAACAGTTGATGCTGACAACAGATACGTACCTATTATTACTACGCCGCCACAAAACTTACCTATAGTAAGACAAGAAAACTTTTTTGCATTTAAGTTTGATGCCATTGACTTTGAAGGCGACGCCATTGAGTTTCAGTTTAGACTTGCAGATGGTAGTGGTTTTGGGCAAGCAGGTACAGATACGTTTGGCTGGAAGGACGAACGCAACGGTCGTGGAGATGTATTTGCTCCACAACTTGGCAGAGCGTTAAACAATCCTAGAACTAGAATCTTTTTCCCTACAGATGGACAAACACTGAACTTTAACTTAGATACTACACCTTATCCTGAAGGCAGCCAGTTTGATATCAATCCTGACGGTGCCGACGGTACACACAATGTCTTTTCAAACTCAACAGACGGATATGTTGTATACTATGAGGATGCGAGCGGAGCAGTAACCATCTTAGAAGAAGGTGTCGACTTTAATGTTAACGTTACAGATACACAAGTACAAGTAACCGACCCTGCACTTGTTCCTAGTGGTGGACGACTAGCTGTTGATGTTGCAATACTATTGCTGGGAAATACCACTCCGACTGGTAGCGGATTTGACACAGGTCTATTTGATCAATCTGAAAGCAAATTACCTCCAACATTAACCATTGACAACAACGGATGGCTTAATGGTTATGTTGAGCCGCAGATAGAAGATTCAAAAACTTATGAATTTATTATTGCGGCAAACAAAGTAGAAGATCCTAGTTTTGTTAGTGCTCCAATTCAGTACAGTTTAACTATTTTAGGAAGTTTAACAGACACCATTACCTGGATTACTCCAACAGACTTAGGCAGTGTTATTCCAGGCGAAGTCAGTCAGCTCAAAGTTGAAGCTAGTTCAGCAAGAGGACAGCAACTCATCTATTCTATAGATCCTGATACTACATTAGATATTCCACAAGGTTTAAGTCTCAAAGTTCTCAGCGATGGTTTGATTAGCGGAAGAACTAGTTTTAGAGGTTATCAACTTGATGGCGGGACAACTACATTTGATAAGAAAAAAACAAACTTTGATAACTTGCACCAACTCACTGTTGTTGCAACTACTGCTGATCAACTAACCAGTAGTAAAAAAACATTTACTTTACGTGTTAATCCTCTATACACTAGACCATACGAAAACTTATATCTCAAAGCATTGCCAACACAACAACAACGTCAGGCATTCCTTGATATTGTTAACAATCAAGATATCTTCCCAGACGAACTTATCTATCGTAAAAATGATCCATGGTTTGGTAGAGCAACAACTATTAAATTCCTAGCACTTGCTGGGATTGAGCCTAGTACACTAGCATCGTATGTTGCGGCCATGGAACGCAATCATTTTAACAAACAAATTGAGTTTGGTACAATTAAAACTGCTAGAGCTGTTGACGAATTCTACAATGTTATATACGAAGTTGTATATCTAGAAATTAACGATCCAAAAAACAAATCAAATGCTACTGTGCCTGAAAGAGTTAGGTTAAATTCGCATCCATCTCCACAAGGTGGTCAGTTCTTTTTAAATCAAACTGTTGACAATGTGCAGTCATTTATTGATGAAAACGGCAATGTAATTGAGCCGTGGATTTATCCTAATACATTTGAAAACATGAACAAGCGTATTATTGATAATTTAGGTTACAGTGCTAGAGGTGTGTTCCCACAGTGGATGCTAGATGTACAAGAAGATAAACGTGTACTAGGTTTCCAACGTGCAGTAGTACTAGCATATACAATACCAGGTGCGAGTAAACTTATTGCATATCGTTTGAGAAGCAACAATATTAGATTTGGCAATATTGACTTTGAAGTTGATCGTTATCAACTTGATAATATTCTATCCAAGAACTTTGAAATTACTAGCAACAGATTTACACCAAGTGAAGAAACAACATTTGACAGATTGTTGATTGGTGTTGGTGAAGCAGAAACCCCTGTTACCTATGCAGTTGAGCAGAGTTTTGAAAGTATTAATTTACGCACAAGAGATTATATTAACAGCAATCAACTAGCAAATCCGTTGGTTGGTCCAGGCATTGATGGTGTTAAGAATTATAAACACGGCGAAACACTAATATTTGCACGTCAAGAAGAATTTTCAAATGTTGATGCAGAAGCCTCTGATGGATGGATTCAATATCAAAATACATACATTGGCGACATTCCTTTAGACAGTGATGCTACTGAACTAGCAACTCAAGGCGGTGCTCGACTTGGCAGTTCATTAAGTGGAACAGCAAGTTTTTGGGAATTTAGTAACGGTACAGTTCGTTTACAAGCAAGTGGATTACCTTACCATAGTAGAGGAAACCCGCAAGCCGCTAATATACCAAGCTCTCAAAATTTTAATATGACATGGCCAAATTATGCAGGTCGCAATTATCCTAATCCTACTCCAACAAAAACACCAGCTGGACCAATTGGTTTTTGGATGAATGGTGTAGCGATGTTTAATCCAGGCGCCGCAGGAGGAGCACCATTTGGGTACGATGTACACGCAGGAT